ATTCCAGACAGCTCATTAGTTGTAAATACAAATGCTGGTGCGACATATCTTTCTATTGGTGGAGCATCACCAAGTCTTACAGTTGGATTCGGTGAAACTACAGATGGATTTACCGAACAGGGTGTTATTAATAGATCAGACTACGTTGCACAAACCCCTGCTGAGGCTTTGGCGGAAGGTCCAGGACTTGCATGGGATGGTACTTATGCAGGTGAAACTGTTCGTGAATTCTATAATGATAGTAAACAAACAGTTCTTGATCCAGATATTCCTGCTTTAATTAAAGTTACACTTGGACCATTAACAAAATATCCAGGATACTATACAACTAATGATGGTTTCCTTGATGATGCTGTTTTCATTCAAGATAGTCGTTACTACCAAGCATTCTCATATGTTTTAAGAATTGATGAACGTCTAGAGAATTATAAATCCGTAACTAAAACTTTACTTCACCCAGCTGGTATGGCTTTGTTTGGTGAATATGATATTCGAAATGAGTTTGACCTTAGTGAAACTCTTGAGTGTATGCTCAAATATCTTGTGCTTACTTTCCAAGATAACGTCATTCTTACTCAAAGTGAATTTACAATCTATTCGATGACGAAAGCGATAGATGAATTCTTCTTACTTACAGATTATGATACTATTCTATTTAATAAAGTATTGGATACTACAACTGTCTTAAATGACGGATCCACGATAGATGATAACACCATATCTTTATCAGATTCAAATACAACTTTATTCTCTAAAGCTGTTAATTCTAGTTATTTAAACGATGGAACTACACTAGACGATAATACTGTAACTCCTTCTGAAGACTCATATTTTTATCTTGGTGGAGTTGTATATCGTAAGGGTATTAGTGATTACACTTTATCTAAAGTTTTAGATTCAACTTTATATGCACATAAATTATATGATAATGCTACACTGGATACTGATACCTTCTCGTTAAGCGATACAACTGGTTCAAATAGCACTAGAACTGTTCCTTACGCAGATATATCCAAAACACTTGATACACATAAATTATATGATAATGTAACATCAGACACGAATTTAGTCACTATGAGTGATACGACTGGTACAAATAGTACCAGATCTATGCCATATATTGTCCTAAATAAGTCTATTAGTGCGATTACTTTAGATTACAACGGTAATCTAGATGATGAAAGCGTAACTGTCACTGCGTCTGGATCACTATGGTTAAACCCATATACTACTCCATATCCAATTGCCAGTTCTTATTTCTTAAACGATGGCGGAGATTATGCTGAAGGTGAATCCGCTTTCGCAGGTTAATTTAAAGGAGAATTCTATGAACTTACAAGAAAATTTAAAAATGAAGGGTGAACTTACTATTTCGGTTTTTGACCAAAGTGGTAATTTAAAATCAGCAGTTAAAGTTCCTAACTTAGTTGTTACAGCTGGTAAAGGTTATATTGCTTCCCGTATGGTTGGTACTGCATCTACTGTTATGAGCCATATGTCTATCGGTACTGGTACTGGCACTCCAAATGCATCAGATACAACTTTAGGAACTGAAGCAAATCGTCAAGCATTGACTTCTTTTACTGCTTCTACAAATACCGTTACTGGTACTGCTACATTCCCAGCTGGTTCTGGTACTGGTGCTATTACTGAAGCTGGTATTTTCAATGCTGCTTCTTCTGGTACACTGCTTTGCCGTACAACTTTCCCAGTTGTTAATAAAGCTGCTGGCGACTCTATCGCTATCACTTGGACTGTTACAGTAAGCTAATAAAAAATGCCATCGTCTTCCTTAATTAAAACTGCTCTCAACAACGCTGTTGCTGACGGCATTTACAATGAACTTACTTCGGGGTATGCGAAGTATTACTACTTCCTTGGTAGGACATTGACATGGGAAGATGAATTAAATCCACCTCTTCCGATTGATAGTATTGATTACGAAAATAAAACTCGTAATGAAATGATTACTATCAAACAGATTAAAGCCACCGATTTATCATATGTTATTAGACGTATTGATTGGGCTTCAGGCACAATATATGATACATACGATGATCAATATTCAACTGAAGTTCAGGGTGTCAATTTAATTTCTGGTGGAAATAGTTTTTCTGCAGCTCCATACATTTATATCGGCAGTACTGATGCTCAAATGTGGGAAGCGGGATATGCATATACCAATGGTGAGTTAATTAAAGCAGGATCTAATTATTATATTGTGACAAATACTGGTATTTCTGGTACAGTAATGCCAACCACAGTAACGCTACAGAATGTATCTTTTCTAGATGGAACTGTTTCATTGACTTCTGTTTCAGTTTTTGATGGTAGTGGATCTGGTGCAAGAGCAGAATCAACTATTCTTGATGGTCAGATTATTGATATTAGTTTAATATCACGTGGTACTGGTTATACCTCTCTTCCATCTTGTATTATTGTAGGTGGTGGTGGAGCCAATGCCATGGCAGAAGCTGTAATTACTATTGGTAATAATGGTGCTCAAAAATTAGAAGATGCTGAATTCTATGTTGTAACTGATGAATTTAATGTCTACAAATGTTTAGATAATAATTTAAAATCTCCATCCACTGTTAAACCAATTGGTACTACTGTTGAACCAGTAGTTCTTGCAGATGGGTATATGTGGAAGTTTATGTATAGTGTTCCTGTTGCATTACGCAACAAGTTCGTTACTGGAGATTACATTCCAATCGTTTCTGCACTGCGTAATCAATTTTATTCAAATGGAACATTACAAACAATCCGTTTAGATGAACGTGGAACTGGATATACTTCTGGTTCTATTATTGTGCAAGGTGACGGACATAGTGCTGCTGACCCAGTATATTTGACAAATCCAGTTTTGGCTGCTGGTGGTAGTGAATATGATGGTTCTGTAACATTAAATGTGGATCCTCCTTATAATGGAGTTTCTTCATGGATACCAAATCAAAATGCCATCGTTGGGCAAAAACTAATTTATGAAAACAATGTATACAACGTAGCAGTTTCAGGTACTACATCATCCTCAGATGGTCCAGTCCATCGCTTTGGAGTAGTACAGAATGGATTTGCGCAATTACAATACGTTGGAACTATCCCATCTGGAGAAGCTGTAGTAACAGATGGTGTTATTACCAGTATTCAATTTTATGCAATGTTAAGATTTATCACGATGAATAATGGTGGATCTGGATATACAAATGTACCAGTTGTAACTATTACTGGTGATGGAACAGGTGCACAAGGTATTGCTGTTCTACAAAATGGTGCAGTCATTCGTATTATTGTCACTGATCCTGGAACTGGGTTTACAGATGTTCCGACAGTAACAATTGGAACAGAATGGACTTCTGAAGGTACAGTTAGTGTTAATGATCAAATTTTCTATTCAAATAGACTCTATACAGTAACAGCTGGTGGCACGCTTGGAACTTCTGCTCCAATTCATATTACTGGTTCTGCTTCAAATGGTGGAGTTACATTAGAATATGCAGGTATTGCTGCAACTGCCACGGCATATCTTAAATATGGTGCTGGGTATAATAGTCAACCTGCAGTTACTATTGGTGGATCTGAAACTGGTGGTGGCGCACAAATTTACTTTTCTAGTGTTAAATCTGAGGGAAGATTAGTTCCATTATTTGAGAATGAACAACTCGTTGGTATTCAAATTGATGATGAGGGTGTTGGTTATTCTTATGCTAATTTAACAGTACAAGGGACTGGCACTGGTGCTAAAGTTTCTGCAGATTTATCTCCTGGAGATGTCAATACATTACAAGCCAACGTAGAATTACTTACAGTTGATGGTCGTATTATGGCGTATTCAGTTATTTCAGGTGGGTGGGGTTATGGTTCAGCCAGTGTAGTAATTACTGGTGATGGTGCTGGAGCAACTGCACATGCCATTATTGAAAATGGATCTATTAAAAAAATTGTGGTAGATAGTTATGGACAAAACTATCGTTGGGCAACTGTTTCTATTATTGGAAATGGTTTTGGTGCTAAAGTTCGAGCCATTATTGGACCATTCGGTGGACATGGTAAAGAAGCCATTAAAAACTTATTCGGTAGGACTCTAATGTTCTATTCAAATATGTCACAGGATAAGAACCAAGGATTTGATGTTAATAATGATTATCGCCAACTTGGTATTATTAAGTCTCCAAGACAATATGCAAATACTCACAATTTAACATCAATTTATGCCTCAGCATGTTGGGTGGTTGCAGGTACTATAAATACTACGTTATTCCCAGCAGACGCATTGCTAACAAGATCCTCTGATGGATCAAGATTTAGAATTGTTACTAATAATGGTAGTGCAGCTTTATTACAATCATTGGATAACGCTGAACCTATGATTGGGCAGGTTCTAATAAATGGTGGTGGAGATCTATTCAGTATTTCTGCAGTGACTCCGCCAACGATAGATAAATATTCTGGATACTTAATGTTTATTGATAATAAAGCAGCGTTTACTCCAACAGCCGACCAGACAGTTACTCTTAGAACTGTTATTAAGTTCTAATAAATAAGATTACCAAACAGGATAGAGCTAAAGAATGCTAGATTTTAACACCGAACCGTATAATGACGATTTCAATGAGAATAATAAATTCTATAGAATTTTATTCCGCCCAAGTTTTGCTGTCCAAGCACGTGAACTGACTCAATTACAGTCAATTTTACAAAATCAAATTAAACGTAATGGAGATGCAATTTTTAAACAGGGTGCAATGGTCATTCCTGGACAAATCTCTATTGATCGCAATTATCATTATATTAAATTACAAGATTTTTACGCTGGTTCTGTAACAGAAACATACGTTAGCAATTTAGTTGGACAAACTCTTGTTGGTCAAACATCTGGAGTTTCTGCTTTAGTTCTTCACGTTGAGCATGCACTCGGTGCAGATCCAACTACAATCTATGTTCGTTATCTAGATTCTGGTGACAGTACTACAACTAAAGTATTTGCAGACAATGAAGTTCTTGACGATGGTGTAAATACTCCAGTTCAAGCTGTAGCCACTGACGCTACAGGTATTGGTTCTGCATCAGTTATTCAACGTGGTGTTTACTACGTTAATGGTTTCTTTGTTCTTTGTGACGAACAAACTATTATTCTA